GACTTATATCGCTCTGTTGACAGTTTCGTTACGTCATAATCTAGTTTTTCCAATTCCGACATATTGTCGTATAATTGTTCTTCTGTTAATTCATTACCCGCGGCATCCAGCCCATAAGAAGCCATCTCGGCTTCATAGGCGGCCGCTTCCGAGGGAGTCATGGCCGCTAGTATATCCTCAGATGACAACTTATTGCCGTAAACATCCATCCCATACGCAGCCATCTCGGCTTCGTACTTAGTCCTGTCCAGGGCGGACATGCTTTCCAGTTTTTGCTCGTCTGTTTGCTCAATCCAGTTCCCGTCAGCATCCTGTGTCATGCCGAGGGCTTCCATGTAGACCGGCGTCAAGTCTTCGCTTTGCGCCTGAGAGGTTTCGTTCTGTTCCAGTTGCTGCTTCAAAAGGTCGTTCTGGATGCTTAACTGTTCCAGTTCTTCATCGCTTTGCGGTGCCGCAGTTACTGTCGTCCCTCCGCTCCCACACAACGCTACCGGGCCTTCGTACTCAAACCCCTCTTCTTTGATAATCTTCCCGGTTTCTATGTCGATTTCTAAGTAAGTGTGAATTCTCACAGTATTGCCCCCTTTCTTTTCACATGAATCAAATAATAGTCAGTTCCGTTCTTGCTGGTGTAAGGTTCGTTCTTGCCGGTCCAGTATTTGACGAACCTCTTGAAATAACTCTTCTCCGGCGGAGTCTCTGCAATAAATTCCACCTGCCCCATCCTGATAACGATCTCCGCAAATGCGTGGAACAATGTTCTAAGACTTGCGAAGCACCGTCTATTCTTGAATACGAGGAAATGATTCAGATACGGTCGCCTGCCAAGCATCCTGAAGCTAAAAAACCCGACAAACCCTTTCTCGTCCATCACGATTGCCGCCGGATGCCGGTCAAATGTCATTTCCGCTTTCGTTAAGCCCTCATCTTCCAAGGCGCGGGTCAGCAATGGTCGGTGATATGGTTTGTAGGGGATGATTCCCGATTTCATTTTTTCCTGCCCGCTACCCTTTCGGGTATTTTTTCTTTACCGCCAAACAGTCGTCAATATATTTCTGCATTTGCACCTGGTCGTCCTTTACGATTGCATCAAGATAGTCAGCCATTGGAGGATATTCCATTGCTCTGAGCTGTTGATATGGAGGAACAGGCTTATTTGCCTCCTGTATCGCTACCCATTCATCATCGGACACCCACTTGACATCAATCTCGTCTTCTTTGTATCCACCATTGAGAGCGTTCTGCTTGAGAGTATTGAGACGCATATCCATCAGTTCAGGATTATCATCGCCCCCGCTCTGCATCTCAATTAACTTGCCATCTTTTGTTAAGCACACTCGATTCATAATTTTTACCTCCACAACAATAAATAAATATAGGCCGACCCCGCGTCAGGTGTCCCGCCTTTTGTCCATGAGATAGTAATGCCATCAGTGTCTATGGACGCCAGAGCACCCGTCTGTGATTTAGCTCCTCCTGACTGCACCGGAACTGATAAATATGACCCCCCACACCAAACCCCAGCCGTACCATTCTGATACATGCAATATGCCGAAGCGTTAGCATCGAACATTCCAATGCTTGTTGCTAATGTCCCGGACGAGATCATTGTGATAGCGATCCCTGCGCCTGGCTTGAAACCAACCCCTGTCGTTGACACACTGCCACTACTGGCTGTCATGTCTCGGGTGATCGCTGTCATTTTCATACCTGCCGCCCACTCTTGGGCAGTACCGGCGGCGTTCATGTATCGTTTTAAGTTTGCGGCTCCGATAACCGATTCGTACCAATACGTCCCCCCCCCGAGTTTTCCTATCTGATACCGCAACCTTGTTATTTCCCCCTCCATGGACGTAGCCAAAGAAGGGGACCCCCCTGGGTATGGGTCTGCTGTCGTTTGCATTGCCGCTGCATTTACCGACGCATCGTCCACACCCGCAGGGGTGAGATTGTTGAGGATATTGTCGAATTCGGCATTAAGATCCGCCGCCGTCAATATTTCCGAAATCCACGTTTTAACTCTTGAAAATGTTGCTCCCATATTTTACCCCCTTTGCGCTCCCATAGATTTGTAATCGGTCATGTATCCACTTAGGAAAAAATCTTCGTCCACATTGGAATTGTATAATTCATACTGTATTCTCTTGCCCGTACACCCGATCCTCAGTTCGCTATCGAGCAGGTCGCGACCAGACAGGAGATTAGTGCCGAGCAAGAACGTGCCGAGCGGCGTGTTGGTGCCATAAAGGCTTATCGTTCCCGTCTTCTTCATGACGCCATCTATCCACACCTTGCACTGTAGATAATACGCTCCCTCCGGCTCCGCAATTAGCCGAACGCTGTCGAAATGCTTGCGTTGGCGAGGATTGTCGATCGCATCGTTTGCTGACTTAAATCCGGAATAATAAGCGTTCCCGTTGTCATTGCGAGCCGCTTCATTGATCTTCCATATCTCGCCCACATAATCGCCCGTGCGGATATTGTACGTTCCGAGAGCGTTGTTCTTGACCACTGTCGAGGATGACGCATTGTACCCGGATGCGTGCGCCTGATTGTCGTGGACCATCCACGCTTCGACTGCCTCCCTGTCGATGAAATACAAAAGTGCGGTATCAATCGTCGTCTGCCCGTTTCGCACCACCCATATGATTACCGCCCGCATTGATGGGTCGTAAAGTCCATGAAAATCATCAACGTAAGCCATATCTACATTGTCTTTGATCCAATCGTGCATCCAGCTGTCTTTTGTCAGGGATGCCAGCTTGTAATCTCCGTAATCGGCTACTGACGTCAGACTGTATATTTCCCCATCAGGGGCCATACACACAATGTCGTTGGCTGTTTTGATGATCAGTCTCCAGGATGCCACCCCCCCCACCCATTGGCCTGGCTCCCAGCTCCATTCCGAGACAGTTGCACTCGAATCATCGATCCGGTAGGCCTTGTTCTTGCTAAACAGGAATATCTCCGTTCCGAACTCTATCATTCCTATCAATCCGTACCCGTCTCCGGTATCGACATAAAAAGATTCTGCACCCGTGCTAAATTTTTCCATGTCGCCGGCCGCCACATATGTCGCTGACAAGTACAATGTGTTACTGTTCAAGGCGCACATCCGTTGAGATGCGCCGCGGGTGTGCAGCAAAAACTGAAAAGGAGGAGAGGTTGACCAATCGGCAGCGGGTTCGGTGATTTCCGCCGCGTTTCCCGTTCCGGTCCACACTCGCGGAGTGGATACGCCGTCGGCTATAAATAGTTTGTTTTCTCCCATAGCGAAGGAATAAGGGAGAGTCGTTCCGAGTTCGGCAGCAATAATATCGGTGCCATTTTTATAAACGTTTCCATCGCCTGTTGCGACAATCAGGTGTTGGGATAGATCCCTGAACATGCAATCACACATTCCCATTATCCGCGGGGTCCCGCTGTAAGGAGACGCATTAACATGAGATGTTCCACCGCGCTTTCTTCTGCCTCCCTTTTCCAGCAACAGATTGCGCGTAGGCGAAATCATCATGTAGGGATCGATGCTATCAACATTCGACGCGCCAGTTAGTCCCCCTTGACTGCATGACACGTATCGCGTAGAACCCCTGTATCCCATTAACCACCTGTCCCCTTCTGCATCTTCGCCGCATCAAATCCTGCCAGATCTTGGGCCATTAAGGCAATAAGCAAACCCTGGTATGTTCCGTTTTCTGTGGCATACCGGTCGTCGTCTTCCCCTAGCTTCCACACATAGACGCCATGCTCGAAAATCCCCGCCCAACGTCTGAGTATTGTGCCGTACAGAGTAGACAAGATGTCCAATTTCATGAGATCAGCGTAATATCGGCGCTGCAATCCGGCAACGAAGCTGGGCGCCGGGTATAATGCGAGCTCGCCGACTGTTGCGGTACTGATCTGGGTGCATAGCTTGGGGATCCCAGGTGCTCCTGGGTGCTGATATCGGTCATAAAGTGACAACGAGATCTTCCTGAGCGGGGACACGCTATTGACAACCGTGTAGCCGTCACCGGTTACGCACAAGGTTTCGTAAGCCGACGCCATTGTGGCCCTTTTTGTTACCACATCATAGTCGTCAATTATCTGCGCTTGATCTACTCCAGCTCCAGACGTAATCAGGAGCAATTTCCCCTCTGCTTGCGCTTTTGTAATATCTTCCGCAGCTGCCAAGTCAACAGACGATGTGCTCGTTACTGTTCCAAGAATATCAGAATGGTCACCAGTCATGAGTCCTGTAGAAAGATCGGCTTCAAAATCTTCCGGATTTGCGTATCGCGACACTCCTGCTTTCGTAATGTCGTAGGTAGTTTTTATCAATGGCCGCCAAGTCTTGCCAAGATTCATCAGGTCCCGCTTGACTTTTTCGAAACCGTAATCGATCGCCCGAGTGATCTCCGCCGCATCGGGAGTACCGCCGTTAAGAAATCGTTTCAGGGCTTCCGTGCATATTGTTGTTGCTGTGGGTGCCGTGGGCGCTGCCATGTTTTAGTTCCACCTTATCCCGCCAGGCATTTGCGCAGGCGCTTTTTTACTCCGTTTTGGGACCACAAGATCAACGGCGCCAGATAGATACTTGCCGAGTTCTGCGTCTGTCGCCGCCACTCCTGCAATAAGGACTCGCGAAAGGTATTCTTCTATTGCATCATCAAATAGTTCGTTCCATGGCAAATAATCATCCATCGTTGTGAGCTTTGCCGGCTTCTGCCAGTAATCACCTATTATCGTGATGTCCGTCCCCGTTCCCGGAGTTACATAGAGTCGGTTTCCTTTTAACTCGTAGTACCTTGGCGTTCCGGAAGTAGCAGCATAAATCAACTTCGTGCCCGGATTGGGAAGTGGGTTAAGTGGCCAGGTGTACCCGTCGATATAAGGCTTTTCAATAAATCCCCAGAAGTCGTCGGGAAGATAGCCGAAGTCATCTACCGATGTTATTGTAACGCATGTACCAGCAGGCACGGATGTCATAACTGATTCTTTCGCGTCCAGGTTAATGATATCTGCGGCTACAGTCGTTATTCTCATTGGTCCCGGATTGCTTGTATTGCTTGTCTTTATAGGCATGTCCACTTCAAAGCCCTCGGCGACAAACTCAGAAGCCGAGTCGGTGATTGTGTCCGCCGTTTCCAGGCCGCCGCTAACAAACGCTATAGTTAAGGCGGTATAGTCAACAGAAGCAAATAATGAGGTTTCCATTCCTGCGATAACAAGATCGGATTCAAGCGCAAAGAGACGTTTAGCTATGGTCCTGATGGCGCGATTAAGGGCGGGGAACAGATTGGGGAGTCTCTCTTCCGGAATCCGATCCTGTATTTCTTCGATGATATCAGATACGGTCGTTGACACTATTCATCCTCCCTCTTTTAATTAAGGCCGCTTGTGCGGTGCAGCTGTCGTGTTGGCGGGTATCCGTTGCCGTGCCGTTGCGGTTGTTGTTTTTTCTCTCGGATTAATCAGGTACATCCCGTCGTATCCGCCGGAAATGGCGCAAGATGCCCCGTCGACATTCATTAACACGCCGCGCAGAAGCGTGGCTTCCAGTCCGGTAATGGCATAAGCACTGGCCATGGCATCCAGCACGTAAAGCCTCAGTATGGCGTCGTAACCAGTCACCTCATAACTGGCACCGTTGACGTGGAATACTCTCCCGTAAAGAACGCCGGCATCTTCCCCGACGAGAGCGATATTCCCGCCAGCAATAGACAACCAACCGTTCCGTAGAAGAGTAGCCGATATTCCCGAGACACTTACGGCGCCAGGAGACACGGCGAGGGCCTTCCCATGGTATGTGCCTGCCGGGGCTCCGGCAATTACTATTGAGCATGATCCTGTGGAAATGAGCGCGTTCCTGCACAAATCCGATACTTCCCCGCTTACGGAATACGTGCCGGAGCCGATGGCCAATGCCTTGCCCAAAAACAAAGTAACGGACGTTCCCATTACATCGGTGCCTAACA